ATGTAGAAAAAGAAGCTAAAACATCAATACAAAGAGGTGCAGCATCAGGTGTTGTATATAGAAGATATAATCCTAGAAGAGACCATAAAGCATCTGCTTCTGGACAACCACCAGCAAGTGATACTGGATTTTTAGTAAACAATATTAAAAGAAAAATAGATTCTGATAAAATGGGTGGTGAGATTGCTAGTCGTGCATTTTATAGTAAATTTTTAGAGTTTGGTACTTCTAAGATGTTACCAAGACCATTTATGTTTCCTGCTTTAGAAAAGCATAGAGCAAAAATAATAAAAAGAATATCTCAAGCAATAAAAGTAGCAGGACAAAAATCGCAAAGTAAAGGTAACAAATAATGTCAGATCACAGCTTTGAATTACAAAAAACAATATTTACTACATTGAATGGTGATAACACTATAACAAGTACATTTAGTGCAACAGTTCATGACCATGTACCACAAGGAACAGCATACCCATACATTGTAATTGGTGAGGAGACTATGACAGACGAATCATCAACTAAAACTATAGATTTTAATAATTTTACTTTAACAATACATATATTTTCTAGAAACAGAGGCAGAAAAGAAGCAAAACAAATCATGGCTAGAATATATGAATTACTACACAATCAAAATTTATCTGTTACTGGTGCTGACCATATCAATACAAGATTTGAGTTTAGTGATGTAATTAAAGAAAATGATGGTTTAACTTATCATGGAGTTCAGCGATTTAGGACTATACTTCATGATTAATTTATAATATATTATAAAACTTCAGAATCAAATTAGTTGTGGACAACTAAAGAACTAAATTTAATTTAAGCATAAATTATCTATAAGGAGGATATAAAATGGCTGCACAAAAAGGAAGTGCGTTGCTTTTAAAATCAACGCCACAAGGTGGAAGTGAACAAACATTAGCTGGTTTGCGTTCTACTTCAATGACAATCAATGGTGAAATGGTTGATATCACTACTAAAGATTCAGATTCATTAGTTTCTGGAGGAAGCACAAAAGCAAGAGAATTACTTGCAGGTGGTGGAGTATCAAACATGGCAATATCTGCATCTGGTGTATTTACTGATGCTACTCTTGAGAACGAAGTAAGATCAAGAGCGCAAAAAGGTACAATAGACGCATACAAATTAGTTTTTGGTGATGGTGACAATATTGCTGGTAATTTTCAACTTACAAGTTATGAAAGAGCTGGCGAGTTCAATGGCGAGGAGACTTATTCTTTAACACTTGAGTCTTCAGGTCAAGTTACTCATACATCAGCATAATAACTAACTAGAAAATAGGAAGTTATTATGCCATGGGCAAAACAATCTATCACTATCAATGGTGAAAGTGTTGAAGCAATGGCAAAAGTGTCACATATTAATGGCACTGGATCTGTTGAATTACCATTTGATACTGAAGATAAATACAAATTAGATTCAAAAGTAACTATCGGTGATAAAGATTATGCTGTAAGAGCAGTTGTATCTCGTCATCAAGAAATTACTGTGCTTGATTTAATTGAAGCACCAGTATTTTCTAAACCAAAAAAGAAAAAGGAGAAAAAATTAGATGACAACATCTCAGAATGAAAATATAGAAGGCACACTTAAATTCCAGTTTGCTGGTAAAGAACGATCCTTTAAACTTACATTTAGAAGTTTATCAAATATTGAAGACAGATTACAAAAACCAGTTATGAAAATTGTAAATGGTTTTGGTACTGGTGATGTAGGTGTAAGTAATGTATCTGTTATATTGCATGAAGCATTATTAGGTGCAGGAGGTAAATATACTTATGAAGCAGTTGGTAATCTCTGTTTACAACATGGTTTTAGTAAATGTTTGAACATAGTCTCAGAAGTTCTACTCTCATCAATGGGATTGAAAGAACAAACTGAAGACAATGATAATCAACAACTCCCTTTGGAGTCAAACGAGAACGAAAAAGAAACAAAATAGAATTTTTACCAATAAAAAGGTGGTATGGTATTGGTATTGGTATTTTACATATATCACCAAGTGAATTTTGGTGTATGACATATGCGCAATTTGAAGTTGCTCTACAAAGTCATAATGAATTTCACAGTGGTAATAAAAATAACAAACCAGTAACAAGAAATGAAATGGAAGATTTAATGACGAGGTTCCCAGATTAAAATGGCTACAGTAGGTGATTTATTAGTTAAAATACGAGCAGACATAAAAGACCTAGAGTCTAAAATGTCAAAGGCACAGTCTCGTGTAAGTAAAACTCAGAAGTCTTTTCAAAAAGACATGGGTAAAACTAATAAAGTATCTCAAAGTTTTCAAAAGAGAATGAGTAATGCTGCTACAGCAACTGCTGCATTACAAGGTCCACTTGGTCCAATAGCTGGTCGTATGCGTTCATTTGGTGCATTGATGGGCAGTGCAGGTTTTGCTGCTGGTGCATTAATTTTAGCAATAACTGCATTAGTCGCTGCATTTAGAAGTTTAGTTACAGCTGCAAGTCGTGCAGAACAAGCACAAGCAAAGTTTAGTGCATTAGTTCAGGCTACAGGTGGTGCTGCAGGATTAACAGTAGATCAACTTGAGTTAATGTCAAGGCAGTTTGCTCAAAATACTTTATTTAGTGTTCAGCAAATGAGAGATGCTCAAGGAGTTTTACTAACTTTTAAATCTGTTGCTGGTGAAGCATTTGAAAGAACAATAGCAGTTGCGACTGATGTTGCTTCAGTTATGGGAACAGATGTAAAATCTGCAACTCTTCAATTAGGTAAAGCATTAGAAGAACCAAGAATTGGATTAAGCATGTTAAGACGATCTGGTATATCTTTTACTGAATCACAAAAACAATTAATATTCTCACTTTCTGACACAAATCAAAAAGCAGCAGCAATGTCAGAAGTATTAACAATTATTGAAAATCAATTAGGTGGTGTTGCTGCTAGAGCAGCAGGAGAAGGTGGTGTTACTACTGTTGCTGGTGCATTTGATGAGTTAGGTCGTAAGTTTACATTATTCCAAGAAGAGTTATTAGGTGGTACAACATTATTAAGAATGTTTACTTCAATGGTTTTAAAATTAGCAGACGCAATACCTGTTGTTGATTTTTCTGGTATGACAGATATTGATTTAAAAGCATTTATAAATAATTCAAATGTAGAATTAGAACAAATGAATCTTCATTTAGCACTATTAAAAGAATTAGCAGAAAGTGATGCTACAGGTATGTTTTCTGGACAACTTGAAAAACAAATGGAGAATATACAGAAATTAACTAAAAAAATACAAGAAGCCAAAGATTTATTAGCAGAAAGAGGAGAGATGAAAAATGTTACTGTTAATACAGTACCAAGTGGTGAAGGTGATTTTACTTTATCTAAAATATTTATAGACGCTAAAAAGAAAACAGATGCTTTTAGTTTAAGTCAACAATCATTAGCAAAGCAATTAGGTGTTACAGGTGCTGACCTTGAATTGTTAAAGATGAAACAAGCAATTTTAAATAAAGCTAAATTAGATGGTGTTGTTTTAACTGAGAAACAAATACAGATGTTAGATGATTTAGTTGAAGAAACTCGTGAGCATGCTGAAGCATTAGAACAAATGCAAAAAGTATATGGTGCTTTTGAAAATGCTGTTAATAAAGCATTTAGTACAGTTGAAAATTCTATATTAGGTCTAATTCAAGGAACTGAAACATTAAAAGGTGTTATGAAGAAAATGATGCAAGCATTTATAGCAGATTTAACTACAAGTATTTTAAAAATGTTAATACTTGATAGATTGAAAAAACAAGTTTTAGGTATGATAGGTGCTAGTGCTGGTGGTGGTTTTGGTGCTGTATTAGGAAGTATATTTGGAAGACAAGGTGGTGGTTCAGTTTCAAATAATACTCCATACATGGTAGGAGAAAAAGGTCCAGAACTCTTTATTCCTAATAGTTCAGGTAGAGTAGCACCATTAGACAAAGCTGGTTTTGGTGCACAAACAAGAGGAACAACACCAATAGTAGTAGAACAACATATAAACTTTACAACAGGTGTACAAGCAACAGTGCGTTCAGAAGTTTTAAATTTATTACCACAAATACAAAACTCAACTATTGCTGCTGTACAAGAAGCAAGATTGCGTGGTGGTAAGTTTGCTGAAAGTTTTGGAGCAAGGTAATGGCAGTATTCAATCCCAGTTACCCATTGGATATACCAACTGTTTCTGGTTTTGTTAATAGCCAATTACAACTGGCTCGTACAACAGCAATAACAACAAGTAGTTTTACCTATCAATCACAAGTACAACAATTTGAAGGTGAAGTATGGACAGCTGATTTTAGACTAGCACCAATGAGAAGAGCAGATGCTGCATTGTGGCAAGCATTCTTTGTACAATTAAGAGGAAGAAGAGGAA